AGATACCTGTTTGGAATGTGGTAAATAAAAATCCACCTTTGATCCAACCTTCATTTGGGGCATTCCAATAAAGATTTGGGCAGTCACATTCAATTTCTTGACTTGCTTTCATTCTTAATGGAATAAGCTGAGTGTATCTTCTTGTTCTTCCAGAGTTATTAATAACCTGAATGAGTTCATACTTATCACCTTTACAATTCATAAAGACTCTTGGTCTTGTACATGTATCACCATAAGGATTCAATGGATCATATGATGTAGGAATTGAACTAGAAGAACATGTAGCAGGACATGTGTTGTCTGGACATCCTGCAGTATGATTACATGGGTTTGCATTACATACAGAGCAGTTGATAGTTGCTGGAGCACATACATCTACTGTAGATGGGGTTTCAACATAAGGTACTTCTTGAATGTTTGTACCAGAGGTATATCCATCATATCCTACATACTCTGTAAATTCTCCACAGATAAAAGCAAAATTAAATGTATAAAAGTCATCTGGTAATTTTACTTTACCATGACAAACGTCTAAGATTACTTCTCTCTGTTGATTAATTCTTAAACCCAAATCATAGTTAATCTTTTTTACTAACTTAATTAGAGTTTGTGGTTCAATCATATTCTCAAGAGCAAATGTATTGAAGTCAACAGATACATCTTCAAGCAACTGATTAAAAGTTCTATATTTTAAGGTGTAATTGAAATCCATTATCTAAGTATATTTTGACTATCATCTACTGAATCAGCAGGTACTTTGAGAGTCATAGTTAATTCTTGTAATACAAATTGCTCTACTTCTGAAAATAAATATTCAGGCAAAGCAAATTGTTCTTCTTGCTTTACTTCACATGGATCAGTATCACATGTTTCTACTTTACCTTCAAAGATTGCTTCTATACGGATTGCATCCCAATCTGCATTTGGAACATAGATGTAACCATTTAGATACCAGAAATAAATATTTCTATTGTATTTAAAAGTTGTAGTTCTTGTCATAGAAACCCAAGTACCTGGATCTGTTCTATACATTTCTATACTACCATCTATTGAAGATACTGTACGTATAATAGGGCCAAACATACCATCTAAAATACTAGGGAGTTTTTCTTTAGATCTTTTAAAATAACATCCGGAGTATACACCAATACATCCAGCCTCTACTTTATCTACATCAATAAGTTCTACATAAGGCAATACCTTAAAGATTGAACTTATCTTCATAAGTCTAAACTGGTTGTCTTCTCTTTTAATTAGAGTCTTAGCATATTTAAGCAATAAAGAATATATTGTTCTATCTGTAAGGAAGGCATCCTCCTTAACAGCTTTTAGAGTATTTCTAACTCTTGATATTGCTTCACCTACAGTTGTCATAGATCTTCAAATTCATTATATGTTTTAAGTTGCTCTGCAAGATTTCTGTCTCTAAATTCTTTAAAGGCAATTCTTCTTTCTGCAACCTGGATCCTTTTCTTTGGATCTACTTGTATATACATGTTCCAATTCTCAGCATAAGCTTTTGAAACGGATCTTTTAAAATTTCTACAAGCTGTAAATCCCCAGTATTCTCTATTCTTTATTTTATGCTTGAGACTATAACTAGTAAAAAATATTTTACAAAGTTTACCATCAGTTTCCCAGTTCTTATTAGTAACAGTTACTCCATATTTTTTTGACTTACTGTAATCAATATTCTTCTTCTTACTTTGATCACAGGTTCCAACAAATATCCATCCAACTTCTTGAGGTAACTGAACTCCTTCTCTACTATCTATTACTGTTTGATAAACTGTTTCATTAAATGTTTTAATAATTTGTTTTAATTCTTTGTCACTTACTTTTTCATACTTTGGGAACTTAGTTCTAAATGATTTAAAAAAATCATCTGTTATAAGATTACATACCTTTGGTCTAAATCTTGGGGCATTTAAATCTGGTTTCTTAAACTCCTTCATACTATATAGATTAATATACTAAAAATAACTCACTTTAGCAAATATAGTCATAAAACAAAACCCCCGCGAGTGCAGGGGCTTTGCTCTGTTGTCACAGAAACCAACAACTGTAACTTCTTTTATTAACCTACTCTTCTAATAGCAAAATCAATATTGTCTCCTGATATTCCTGTGTAGTTAATACCAGTCATATTTTGATGTCTTAAAACTAGTTGTGTATTAGCTGTTAATGTTATACCTTGAATACCACCAGTTAAGTATATTCTTGAAGTAAAAACACCTTTTACTATTGTAAATGTATCTGCACAAAATACAGTTGTACCTGTTGCTCCAGGACTAGTAACACCAATTGTATATGCAGCTCCTGTAGTAGTTGGAGTATTTCCCCAACCAAATAGTGTTTGATCAGGACATGTTAAATATACATTATAGTTAATGTCATACTTACCAGTTTGAGGACATGTCCAAACTCCAGTGCTTGTATTATATTGTGTTCCAACTGCACCATCTGTTAATTGATACTGTATATTACCAGAACCCATTACAATAGTAGTCCCATTTATTATACTGCTATTTGCAAGACTTGCAGTAACAGTATTTACATTTATTGTTGGAGTTAATGATGCTCTGAAAGCTGTATCAAATAAACCTTGATTATTTTGAAGTGTTGTGATGTATCCATTAACAAGTGTAAGTTCATTACAGTAATAATCAACAACACTATTTAAAGCATTTGCTATATTTGAATCAGTAGCAACAATAGTTTGTTCATTACAGTCAATATCCACACCAGTATATACAACACATTGTGCATTAAAAACCTCAGAACATGGTTCTGGATCAGGGCAACCTCCAGGTGTAGGACATGGTGGAAGAGTAACTAGTGCATCTTCACACCCACAATTTTTACATTTATTTAGCGACATATCTTATAGTATTATGAATAAATAGTTGAGAATCTAGTTTCAGTATTTTAAGGTACTAAGTATCCAATAAGACCATCTAGTTTAAATTGGAATCCTCCAACTTGATTTTCATCTCCTGCATCACAATCAAAAGGCCAAGTAACATTAAATGTATTAGATACTAATGAAAAGTTAGCATTAGATGGTGCATTATGAATATTAGATCCCGAAGCAATATAATTTGGTAGATAAGCACCTCTTCTAACATTACTTGTAATAAATCTTAAAGGTGAATTACCTAATACACCTGCAGCTCTTGTAGCAGTTATTTCAATATCATGTACAAGTTGTACTGTTAACCCATTTGTACTAGTAACTGATACATTCATCGCAGATGTAAGAGCTGTACCATATGTAGAATCAACATCAATAGATCTTGTGGCAATAATCCAACCTAATGAATATTGACCATCAAGATTAGATGTGGTTACAGATGACGGTATAACTGATCCACCATTATTAAATGATATAGCACCGTTACTATCAATAGTACAACCACCTACACCACTCCAAGTAGTACAACCTGAAACTGAGTTATATGTAGATGCAGAAGTTAATGTAACAACCGCGCCAGGAACTGATGGATTTTGTAATGGAACAAATACAGTCCCTCTAAAATGAATTTGATTACCAATTCTTCTACACTGTGGTTTTGTTACACCTGAATAATAAGCAAAACCATTTAAGTCAACCCAACCTGTGTCAACAATCCTTGCAGAAATATTATATGCAGGTCCACCAGTTATTGTTAAATCAATTGTAGTAGTATCAGTAACAGCAACAGTTGTTGTCTTAGAATAAGTTACACAAAGAGCAATCCAAATATTTGTAATTACTTGAGAAAGTCTAGTTGGAGTAACCACCCAATTAGGATTAGATGTTACATCTGTACCAAAAGAACATGCTGCAACATATGAAGCTAAGAGTTGAGCTGGAGTACCTAATACACCAGTACTTGTATTAGTATAACTACAAAGACCGTTTGTAGTATTATTAATTAATTGGTTTAATACAACATCAATTGTATAACTATTACCAGATACCAATGTTCCAATATTACAGTTAATAGTAATAGATGGTGTTGGTGGAATAGTTATTGTCTCATTTTCAAGATTTGTTACTCTTATTTCTAAGTCAGTAATTTGTGAATTGATTGTGTCAATTTGAGATACTAATGAACATACCTTCTTTCCAATTGCTATGGCATATTCTTCCACTGTCATTACCGTAGTTGTACCTACTACAAAACAAGGTGCTACAGTAACCAATGTATCTGCACCTATTGACTTAGTAGTATTTATAATAGTACTTGTAGCTGGATCAGAAATATTATTTACTTCTGTTTGTAGTGCGCAAATCTGTTCAATTAGAAATTGTACTAAAGCTTGAAAATCATTTGGTCCACAACCTACTAAATTAAAACATGACAAATCATAGTTTGTCACATTTAGAGTATCTAGAACTGTACATAATTCTGTAGCCAGTTTAGCAATAACATCTGATACTGTATCTCCTGTACAAAGTTTAATACAAGGAATATCTGGTCCTTGCCAAATCACACAGTTACTGGAGATTGGACTACAAGGTTTATTATCTAAGTTCAAAGGTTTCATATCTATAATATACTAATTATTACTGAGAATTACAAGCTCTTAGGTTTGTATTGCAACCACAAGATGTTTGACCGCACCCACATGATGAATGATTACAACTACATGGAGAATTATTACAACCACATGATGTAACATCACATGTGTAATCTGGATCTTTTAAAGCCTGTAGATCTATTAATTCTTTTTTAACTAACCATTTGTTATCTTCATCAGGACAACAATTTGAAATACCATATCTTAATGTAAGAACTTGTTTGTATAATATCTCTGCAGATTTACATGTTATTTTTTCATATTTTTCTGTACTGCAAATAGGAGCTTTATATCCAGGAGTAATTTTTCTTTTTGGATAAATTTGTGGAGGACATTCACCATTAGTACAATTACCAAAGTATTCTACATAATCAGTAGAATATGATGACAACCAATGAGCCATACATATTCTTTCAGATCTTTGTCCAGATGTTAATGTAATTATTTGAACTTCACCATCACAATCTAAATAAGCATAGTTAAGAGTTACTATATCATGATTTTTAATTCTAGAACATATACATGGAAAACTTGTTAGGCAATCATGACATTCATCAAAAGATCCTAATATATTTCCAAGAACACCCGCATTATTACTTGTTTGTGATACTGCAACACTCCAACATGTAGTAGGACACCACTCAAGAATAATTACTTTACCTACATAATCAGATAAATCAGTTGATGTAATCATGTTATCAGATGATGCACAATCTGTAAGTACATAGTATGTAGTCTTACATGCTTCACAATCATCAAATGCTTGCGATACTGTTACTGAAACATCAGATGGAATTGGATTAGGATATATATCTACAATCCAACAACCTGGGCAATCTGGATCTAGTTCTACTACTTGACCTACATATGCACTAAGATCATTTGATGTATAAATAATTGTAGTTAAATCATCACAATTAGTTAGTATATAATTTGGATCTGGATTACATTCCTGACATGTACGATATGCTTGTAGTACTACTACATTGATAGCACAGTCACAATCTACAACACTATCAACTATCCAGCAGTTGTCATATCCTTGAATTTGTACAACTTGTTGAAGAATAGCATATGGAGATAATGATTGAGCTGTAGAATAAATTGGATCTAAAATTCCATCACAGTCTATAAGTTCAAAACACTGAGAAGGACATAGACCATCTACACAATTACCATTATCGGTTATAGTAATAGTTGATTCAGGGCCAGTATTAGTCTGAGGATATGCTTGAGTACAACCTTTCCAATAACCATTTACAACAGTATTGACTGTATTACCATCACAATCAATATATGAAAGTTTTGTTGTACCAATGATTTCATAACACTTACAACCACAACCCTCACACGAACCATTTACTAATACAGTAACTGAGTTATCACAATAATCAGCTAATGCAACAAAAAAACATCTATAACCAAAAGCTACATCTACCTGAATGAATGCGTAGCCACCAACATAAGCTGATAAATCTGTATTAGTTGTAACTACAGGATATTCATCACCACAGGAATATAGATTATAGCATACAGGAGTACAAGATGGGCATATAAAATCTTCATCTTCACCACCGCATGGAGTTTCATAGTCTGTAGTAGAATCCCAAGTATAATTACTTGGTATATTAGTAGGTACCATTTGAAGGTACCCATACATTGGACCTGTGATTGGTTGATCAGGACCTGCAGTACCTCTAAATACTTTATAACACTGATGTTCTAAAGGAATATAAGTATTAGATGTTGGTTCATAACCTATTGCACCACTACCTTCATATATATTAATACCAAGTGTTGGCCCATTTACAATGTTGCCATCAAATGCAAAATACACAGTTGGACCACCACAACATGGTTCAAATCCATAATATGCAGTAGAAAATGACGGTGGTGGTAGAGGTGTTGGAAATGACATTATTTAGCTATTTTATATCTATCTTTTCCCCAAACCTGATTGTTTGAAGATGCTGTGGCTATTGCTTGTCTTTGAATTAAAGTTGCTTCATATGAAGTTAAACAGTTAGAACATACTGCTTTTCCATCTGATGCAGTTCTTCTTTGACATCCACAAGATAATGTTGTTTTACAATTTGAACACGTTGCCATATTTTGTTGGTTTTAAATTTTTAGCAATTTACGCAATCTAGTTTATTCAGCATCTTTAGAGCATAATTATAAAGTGTCATCCCTTTCTGCGGATCATGACAAAACTCTACTTTTGCTTTTGCTGCCTCTAGGTACATTTTAATTAAACCTAGTTGCTCAAGTTTTTGTTTTACTTTGAAGGGAGGCTCACATCCATTAGCATCCACATCACATAAAATATTATAGTATTTGTTTAAGGCATAGGTAGTTCTTAAATGATTGTATTCTACAAATACCTGATCATTAGGAGAAACACTATACTTAATTACATAAATACCATCTGGCAAATTAGCATATTGAGTTCCACAGTTTGTAGTCTGTAAATTAAGATCACAAGCTGTTAGTGTTATATGCCCACTTGCTACAAATTCTGTCATAGGTGCCCCTTCTAATTGCACAGAGTATGCAAATCCAGGAACAGTTACATTTAGTGTAGGACATACTACTCCTGGTAACAAATCAGAATATACACTAGTATCCATAATCTTTAGGATACAAGTATTCATAACTGTTGGAACTTCTAAACTTAATACGTGATTAGCCATAAGTATTTTTAATAAAAAAGGGAAGAGGAGTCTAAGCTCTCTCTCCCCTTTCTAGTTTAATATTAGATAATATTAGCGTGTTGCACCAACTACTGGTACACATGCTGTAGGACAACCAAAGTTGGTAAGATCCGAACAGTTGTTACCACAAGCATCCAACCAGTTATTTACAAAGTTTGCAAACAATTCACCAGCAGCACCATCATTAGGGTTAACTGTTGACTGTACAACAACTTCAAGCAAGTATTGATCATTATCAAATGTGCTAGATGGGTTGTTGAAACGTGGAACATTGTGTTGCAAGTAGAATGCATTGTAACGATTTGGAGATGCAGCAGTACCTCTACCAAAGTTAGGAATACCAAATACAGCATCACCTTGAGTAATCTCACGGATACGGAGATCAGTAGCAAAGAAGTTTTGACGGTAGCTTTCTGACAAGATTAAATCTCTTATATAAGTTTCACCATAACCATTACCTTGACGACCTTGGCACTCAGTAACTACACAAGTACCTGTAAATAAACATGGATCACCGTTTAAGTCTACTTCAGATGCATACAATCTTACAGGCTCTATTTCATAGAAGTCAGAAACTTGGAATGTACAGTTACCGAATTTAGTATCCACATAAGCACCATTAAGGATGAGACCTGCAGTGTAACCAGCAACATAAGCAACTGATGTAAACTGCTCAAGTGTACCACCAATTGTCCAACCAGCTGGAGGAGTTACAGTAGCACCTGCAGGAATCCACAATTGTTTAGTAGCACCACGAGTTGTAGCAACAACAGGAAGTATAAATGGTTCAATCAATGGTGAAGCAACAATTTGCTTAGCCCACTCAATCATTACAATTCCTGGATCAACAGGCGTTGGTGCAATTGAACCAGTTGGGCAACAACCTGTGTATGCAGATACAGTTAAGTACGCATTGTGATCCAAAAGTCTCATTGCAGGAGAACCTTTAACATCCAAACGGAGGTTATAAGTTTCACCACATAAGTAAGTTCTAGCACAGTCAGCTACTGGAAGAGTAGCGTTAGTAATGGTAAAAGAAGGTACAGTATATACACCAACACCATCATAACCAATGATATAAGCTAAACCAGCAACTGAAGCACCAGCTGTTGCGTTTTGGCTAATTCTATATGTACCTAAACCTCCAGCATCAACTGAAAGAACTTCTTCAATTACTGAACCGTTAGGAACACCTGTCATACCATAAATAGTTTGACCTACTTGTGGAATAAGCGTATTTGGTGTAATAACAGTAACATCAATAACATCACTTCCGTTAACAGTTGTTGCGGTAAAACCAGAGTAACCTGCGTTTACAGTAGTTGCACCAGTTGAAAAACCAGTACCACCGTTTGTAAGTACAATATTAGTTACTGCTCCACCAGATACAGTAATAGTAGCTTCAGCACCATAAGGAGCAGCTGCAAGTGGGTTAACTAAAAGTGGAACGTCTGTATAAACACCGTTCAATAATTCTGCACCAGCAGTAGCAATTGCAATTGTAGTACCAGCAGCATCATCAGTATAAGGAGTTACACCTACGTGAATGATGTTGTTCTGTGGAGCACATCCTTGTGAAAACCAGAATTTGCTTACATACTTAGGATTAATTTCTTTTGACTTGTTAGTCTCCAAGTAACCACCAGCAAAAGGGCCAATCTTATCATCATTATAGATTGAGGCGCCAGCAAGTACAAGTGGACAACATTTGTTCGGAGTTCCAGCAGTTGGCTGTACAATCCAAGACTTTGCATCAACAAAACAAACCTGACCTTTAAGAGGAATATTACCTGGTGTACCTAATTGACCAAGAGCCAATCCGGTAAAAGGTGTGCCTGCAGTCGCAATGAAAGCCTTTTTAAAGGCATGATTAAAATAACTCATTGTTTCTAATTTTAATTAATAAATATATACTATAATATAGTGAAAGTTTTTTATACTTCCAAAATTATTTTAAGAAAAGTAATTTATACTTAGTTGAGTTAATTGAATCCTTAACTAAATCTAAGTTATTTACAATCTCAGAGTATGGCATCATACCCTGGAGTTTGTTAATTGTATTATACATATCTCTAAGATATGCTACACCGTCTGCTACAGTATCTAGTGTTCTGATAGGCATATCAGTGTAACTTAAAAGCTTCTCTGTTACTCCTTGATATCCTTCTATAAGAGTATCTGCATGACCATGAAGACCATCATAAAAAGTATTAAGAGCTTTGTGTGCCGCATAAGAACCCTCACCAGTTACTCTTAAATGAAGTCTATGAAAACTTGTAGCTGCGTTCATCATTTCTGTAGCACATGCTGCAGTCATAGTATCTAGTGAACTACCACCAACTCCAGTACTTGGAGTAGGTTGTGCTTTAGCTGGTTCTGTTTTAGGTTGTGTAACAACAGGCTGAGGTCTACTAAGTGTTTTAGTAGGCTCAGGATTTCTTTTTAATAGTCTTTGTTTTGTTTCCATGATTAGTTGTTACGTTCTGAAGCTTCAGTACCTCTAGAATATTGATTAAATGATTCCATGTCTCCTGCTAAAATACTTACTGCTTCATCAATAATTACTTCAATAATGTCATCCTTAAACTCACACAGCACATTTTGTGTTGACTGTAAATTAGTATAAGGATCTACACATCCGTTAATTTGGATTTTAATAGGTTGTCTGTAGTATACTAATTCAGCTGAATTAATTTCAAACTCATTGTTAGTATAGATATTAATATCATTACCAATAAGAGTAGCAAAAGTTTCTGACCATTCAAAGCTAGGTCTTTTATTAGTATCTCTTAATAATAAACTTACGTCAGCTTCTTCTGCAAAATAAACTGTCATTCTTCTTTTATTACAACAGTCTTTTTTTGCATAAACATCTACTCTTTTCCATTGAAGATATTCTTTTGGAATATCAGCAAAGTAATAGTATTCTTTATTAGTAAGACTTAAATCTTGTTTTTTAAGAAGAACTTGAAGATCATCTTTTCTTCTAGTTGAACCTTCATCACCTTCTTTAAAAATGTTAGTTCCGTGCAATTGTCTTCTAACCCACTCAACTTGTGCTTTATTAAATGCTTCAACTATTTGCCAACATTCAATGTTGTCAAAGTCTTGGCTATCTAATTTATTAAGCCGTTGCTTGATCTTTATTTCAATTGTACTATTTAACATTTTTTATTTCTTTTTACGCATCTTACCCAAAGTCTGAGCAAGATTAGCTTGACGTTTAGTTCTTGTAGAAGCTTTAGAACCTTCTTTAAGAACACTCTTAGCATAAGCAGAAGTACTCATACCAGCTGCTTTTGCTTTAGCAGTAAAAGCTCCAGGTCTCTTAATAGCGCCTTGAATCCAACCACCCTTTTTAGCATATCTTAAAGGTTCTTCATTTTTCATTAAAGGAGCTCCTCCCTTTACAGGTTTAGGAGCTCTATTAACAAGACCTTTAATAGTTCTTTTCTCTTTAGATGTTTCAGGCATATCATATCTTTTTTTAACTATTGTTTTATAATCACCATTAGGTGAGTAATACTTTTGCTTAAACTCTTTAGGAGGAAGAACTTTTTTAGCTGCCATGACTATTTCTTTTTACGCATTTTCATTTTGGCACCAGCAATTCTATCTGCAGCAGTTGGCTTAGGATTTTTATCAATGCCAGCTTTTACTGAAAGCATTCCAAATGTAGAACCACCTTTTTTTTGCTTACTAATAATAGGTCCCGGCTTAGAATATTTATTATTTCCAAAATAAGTACCATCACCACCAGGTGCAAAACCTTGTTCTCTTTTAAATTTATTAACAGCTTTATTTTTATCTACTGCTTTATTGTATGTAGCTTCAGCCTTATTATATAAGGCATCAGCTTTTGATCTATCTGAATCAAAAACTTTTGATGATCTTTGCAATTGATTTACAGCTTTTCTGTTAGTAACATTTCTACCAACTCTTTTTGCTGCTAACTTTATTTTATCTGAAAATGAGGGTCCTACACTTGTACCATTTTGAGCTCTCTTTAAATTCTTTTTAACAGTACCACCTTTTTTCATCATACCATTCTTACCATCTGTTTGACCAGCTCCGGCAGCATATGGTATACCAGCAGCAAAAGGTTTAGGAGCTACACCACCTGTAGCCATCTTGACTTTACTGCCACACTTCATACATGTTTTCTTCATGGTTAGTATTTTTTAGATTTCATTTTTTTCTTAATTGAACCACCCTTTTTATACATGCCTTCCATTCTTTCCATTGCTCCCATACCTGATCCAGACATTTGTTTTACAGTTGGTTTAGAAGTAGTTTCAGAAGTTGAAGAAGATGCAGATGGTGATGCATTACTTTTTGTAACAGTTGTATCTTTTACAGAAAGAGTTGGCATTTTTTCTTCTTTTGTAGGTTTCTTCATATCTGAAATTGAAGATTTACTAACTGAACCTTTATTCAATTTATCTAAAAGTGCTAAGTTAGATTTTGCAGAACCATCAGTAAGACCTAATTTTTTAGCTTCTGACCATGACATTCCAGTTTTTTCTGCCCAAACTTGTGATACAGTTTTACCTGCAGGTTTAGTAGAAGTTTTAGTAGGAGTTTTAGTAGGAGTTTTAGTAGCTGGCTTTGGTTTAGTTGTTGTTTTTACACCTACACCTGGTTTTGGAACACCTGTATTAGGATACATTCTTGACTTAATATCTTTTACTGCACTATAACCTGGTTTTGCTGTAGGTTTTTTAGCAGTTGGTTTTGGTGTAGGCTTTGGAGTAGGTTTTGGCGTAGGCTTTGATTTAGGAGCCTCTGCTTTACTTACTGGTTTCTTAGGAGTAATGGTTACCTTAGGGGCATTTTGTACAGGACGGGTATCTAAAGATGAACCACCTCCAGCATATTTTTTTACCATTCTTTTAACTGACTTTTTCATAATATATAAATAATTAACAATTCCATTTTTTAAGTGAAAGAGCCTTTCTAGTAGGTCTTCCTTTTTCATCCTTCATAGGACCTTTGACACCAGACATTCTAGCACAAAATGACTTTCTCCTTTTAGCATCTTTGCTATCAGGATCAAGTTTTGATGGTTTAGTTGTTACAGCCATCTTAAGTTTACTACCTGGATTAGCTGCTCTATAAGAAGCAACACCTTTAGCATTAAGACCTCCTGTGGGGTTCTTTCCTTCTTTTCTTTGCCAGCTTGGACTCTTATACTTTGACATCTTCTTTTGCTTTAATTGCATTACAAAGTTTAACTACATCCTCATGACTAAACTCTGATTTGCAAACATTGTACATAAAAACTACAATCTGAACATTATTTTTTAAATATGGTTTAGAACTATCTATTCTATCAATTGATGGTACCCAAGGATTCTTTGCATGGGCAGAAGATCTAACTTCTGTTTCTAAATCAAATTTAATTCCTGTTACTTCACAATATCCATTTTTAATTTTATCATATATCCAATTTGTATCAAAATCTGGTTCAGGCCATCCCATTGTTTTTGCTCTCTTACCTGCATTTCCTCTTAGTCTTTGAGCTCTTACTTTATCAGGGTTGTTCTTTTCCCATTCTATTTTACTACATCTGTTACATCTACCGTTTCCACCTTTGGCAAATAAAGTTTTGTCACCCTCACGGTTACAATCAATACATCTTTGCCATGCGGGTGTCTTTGCCATAGTTATGCTTTTTTAACTCTTCTTCCCATTCCTACTCTAGATTTCTCAGCTTTTTTAGCAGCAAGTTTAGAAGGAGTTAATTCATACTTTGTTTTAGGTGTATCCTTAGATACTTTTCTTGTTGGCCGGCAGTATTCATTTTTACCACCGGCTCCACAAGGTTTACCAGATTTTGTATCTTGCCATTTTTCTGCTTGCCATCTTTTTAAGTCAGATCCTGCTTTTGTTTTTCTAACAGTCCCAGAACCTTTCCTACATTTAGCAATAGCTTGAGAAGCCCTTGCTGAAGGAAATACAGCATACTGTGCTTTTACTTTACTATAACAAGCGTCTTTAGGCATGACAAATAATTAACAAGGCATTGCTTTCTTAGGGGCTTTGCTGATACCACCAACTTTTCCTTTAGGAGTAGTTTGTTTTTGAACAGGTTTATTTGTTCCACCTACTTTTCCTCCGGGAGTTTTAACAGCACCCATTAATTTTTTTGACTTTGTTTTAGTCACATTAGCAGCTTTCATATCTTTAGTTTTAACTATTCCAATACTTTTCACAAGCTTTGTTGAGATCTGTTAGAACATCCTCATTAAGTGGGTTCTTCAAGTACTCTATTACATCTGATACATTTCTTCCTAGCATTGCACTAGTTTTAACATGATAGATGTAACCATCAGCCTTATTAATAATATACTTAAAAAATACGGAATCACGTACAATTGATTTAATTTTTAGTGTTTCCATATCCATTCCTACAGCTTCAAGGAAAGACTTAGCAGCTCTTTCTTTATTGCTTTCAACTCCTTCTCCATTGATGTACAAGTCCATGTTCTCATACATAACATCATTAGGTGTTGACTTTCTATATTGTGTACTGTTACCATCTACTACTTTAGCTACATAGAATAGTTTAGTACTGTTCTTATCAAATAATTTCTGAAGTTCAGAAAGTGCTTTGTTACGCATTTTCTTGTACTCAGTTCTTGCAATAACTGTTTCTTCTTTTTTATCTAAGTAAAACTTAGGAGGAACAGCTCTTGATCTTGCATCATCAAAACTTTTTGCTACAATAGAAAAACCTCCAGCTTCAATGGCATAGAGTTTAATTCTATCATATGGATCATTAGGATCTAAGAATGTAGGTTCATTACCACAAGCAATATGAATTCTATTCCAGAAATCTTTATTGTCAGGTTTAAGTAATTTAACTTGGTTCCAGAACTGTGGATCCTCAATATCTAAAACATTAGCAGCCAACTCTCTCTCAAGTTCCGCTACTGCAGTTCTAATTTCTTTTATTCTTGCTTCCTTATCTCTTGGATTCAAAAGCTTAATCTCTGGAGTAAACTCATTTAAGCCAGTAAGATATCTAATAACTCCATTTTGCTCAAGGCAAGCAAGTTGTTCAAAGTGCTTAACTCCATCATAAAGAGATAAGCCATAATTTTCCAATCCCATATTAGAGACTGCATTGTCAAAGAACGGGCGTACTGCAATAGATGTTTGTTTTACAGTACCACGTCCGGTTTCTACCATTGTGAAATTTTCCATGTTTTGTTGGTTTTATTTTTTGTTGGTTAAAGTTAAATAAAAAAGGGAGGAGTTGCCCCCTCCCTTTTCGCATCTATGATTAGAATGATCCACCAGTGATTGGGTTTCTCATAACAATTTTCAACACTTTAGTAGGGTCTTTTACCCAGATAGCTGGCATTGTTTGAGACATCATTACACGGTAACCATTGAATTGGCCTGAAGACTGGAATCCTTGTGTACGACCCATGTAGTCCATAGTACCATTTTGATACCACCATTTCAATTGATTATCCCAAGACAATTTCAACAAGAAGATGTTGTCATTAGTATTGTCAGTGATATCAAAGATAATGAATGAGTAAGAAGATAATGGGAAACCATCAATGATTGGGTTCTCAATATCATTTGTATGAACATTGTCAAATGCTGGGTTCAACACAAACTTAACGTTAGCCAAGAATGGAATAACATAAGAAGTGTAAGCAAAACCAAAGTTCAAGTCCATTCCTTTACCAGTGATTGCACCTATGTCAGCAGCTTGGATAAGAAGACCAGAAGAGATAGCCTCTTGTTTGATAGCCTCATTAACCATACGCATACCACCCATACCAGTTTGTACAACTAAGCTACGTTTTGGATCTGGACCTTGGAATTCAACTTTACCATTGAAGAAGTTGTAGATCTCAGAACGGAACAAGTCAAGTGTGAAGTTATTTTTGTTGTATACTCTTTTGAATGAGTTATCCAACTGCTTCCAAAGACCCACAGACAATCTAACATCATCTGGACCATCCTGACGTACTCTACCACCATGACCCCACATGAGGTATGTTTCAATGTCAGTTGCAATTTTGCTCAAGTGAGCAGCTTCCATATTAGTTAAGAATGTACGTGACAAGTCACCATTGTCAAATGCTTTCTTAACTTTATCTTTACCCATTACCTTCACCATGTCTTCCAAAGAAGCAATAGATGGGTCAATGTTTTTGTCAAATGTTCTCCAGATCTCAGTTACAGGAACTGTACCATCTGCATTCATACCACCTTTGATCATCAAGTCAGCACGGCTAGAGATTGAATAGTGAACATGAGCTTCAGCACCACCTACAAAGTTGTAGAATTCACGGAAACCTGTGTTAGTAACAATGTCAGAGAATCTCTCACCATACTCACCTCTTGCAGAACCTTTACGGAATACTTTTGTACCATTAGCCAAATACTTGTTATCCATGTATTTGTAGTTGTCATTGTTTACCAACTGTACAGTATAGATGAAACCATCACCAATAGGAAGAATGTCTTCAGTTGTGATGTACATCTCAACACCATTGTATTTGTCATAAGTGATGATATCACCATGTCCAAACTCTCTGCGGTTTAATTTGATACGGAAAGTAGTACCTTCAATACCTTTGAACTCATTGTCTGGTTCAATATCCTCAATGATGTAAGGTAGGTCAATAGAGACAGGAGTCTGCCATCTGTATTCCCCACGTGCATTATCTACATTGATAACATTTTTACCACCAAATGATGACATTTGATAAAGAGGCATTTCTACCTTTTGAGCCATAGCCCATAGATCCACTGGACCAAGATCCATTGGTTCAGCATCTTTCAGCATGTTCACCAAGTGGTAAGAATCCACATGGGAACTTGCGTTGTAAGCGGTATCCCTAAGGAATATACCATTGTTTAAAACTGGAGTTGCCATTTTATTATATTAATTTAAATTGTTACTAATTAAAATCTCTTGAACAAATTATTTGGTCTAGAGAGGGTTCTTTGTTGTGATCTATTTGGTCTTCTAGAATCATCTGGTTCATCTTGTGCAGATGAAGTAATTTTTCTAGCTTCTTCTGTTTTCAATTGTCTTACTGTTTTTTCTACAGCTGCTTTACTACCTTGGTCTTTAATTTTAGTTTTATAACCATCTGGATCTGCAAGCAACCAAAGAGCTTCTGCAATAAGATCATGTCTTGGTTCTACAAACTGATATTTTTCAAGAAGATGCCCTAATAGATTAGTTGGTTTACCTGAAATAGATGGGTAACTTGGTTGAACTAATCCAGAGTAAAGTAAGCTTTGAGTTTTTCTATCAAGTTTAACACCACTTAATTCACTTGTAGAAAGTGTATTATAAACACTGTCTGTATAAAGTTTGGCAGCTTCTGCTTGTTGTGCTTTTCTTTGTTCTTGATCAGCTAACTGTTTTGCAATAAGTGTCTCTTGCATTTTATCCAACTTCGGTTTAAACTGTTGAGCTTTTTGCTCTAGTTTACCCATATCTGCCCAGTCTTCAATTTCAGATTCAATTTCTTCTGCTGTACCAAAGTTGGTTGCATAAAGATATTGTCTTGCAATCTCTGCTTGATCATAGTCATCTGTAGGATCTAGTTGTCTTGTTTCTTCTACTTGAGCAAGAGTTCTAAATAAACCTTTAAGGTCTGTTCCACCATCAGCTACATATTTAGCAGCATATTGAAGTTCTTCTGGAAGAGATTGGAAAAACTCTCTTGGAGTATCTTCTCTTATTTTATTCTCTCTTTCTTGGAAGTTAGCTTCAAATAACTCACGGAAATCTTTAGTAGTGTACTCTTCTAATGGTTTATCATCATCAAAAGGAATAAGTGTACCTTCCTCAATCATTTTAGCTGCTAACTCAGAAAGACCAGACTTATCTACTTTTGGTCTTCCTTTGTTTCCAGTTTCTTCTTCTTGAGAAATTAGATCATTAAGTTCATTGATTGCTTCTTCAACTTCAACCTTTTTTTCAGGAGTATCTTCTGTTTTATTATCAGTCTTGTCAAAGAACGTTACGTCCACTGTATCTTTAGTAAATACAGATTTTGGCTTTTCAGTTTCTTGGTCTTGTGGTAGCATTACACTTTCTGCTCCAGGCATTCCAAATAACTCATCAATGTTTACATCTACTTGACCTACCGTTGTAGTGTCTAATACCTGATCTTCTTCAGGATTTTTTGTTGGTTCTGGCATCTTTGTTGGTTTTAATTATATAATAATATAGTAATAAACTTTTGAAATTTAAAATACTCAATGTAAAAAAACAGCCTTATATAGCTAACTACTGTTCTTTATTATTTTTCATATCATATTTATTCTTGTTTTCCCTTGCAACTTCAAGTTGTTTATCTGCTATTTCTCTTTGAACCTGTAATTTTTCACGCTCTATTTGGTTCTTTTTATCTTGCTGAACATTTCTATTTGTTTCTTTTTCTCTTTGTAATTGAGTCTGTTGTTGATATTGTTCAGTCTGTTTAATTTCAGTCATGGCATCTTTATAGTCATTCATCATGTTCTGATTGACATCTACCATTGACCCCATACCTGCAGCTCTAATTTCAGCAACTAAGATATCTCTTTGTCTATCTTTTTCTTTTTCAGCCATTTGAGCATCAATCTTCATTTTCTCCATTTGTTGTTGAGCTTGCAGTTGTTGTTCTTGTAGTTGCTGAGCTTGTTGCATTTCTTGCTGTTTCATCTGCTGTTGTTTATCTTCAGATGCTTTAAGTGCATTGTTAAGTTGTGCAATAGAGTCAGATTGTACAACCTTACCAAGATCATAGATAGATGCTCCAGTAGTATTGTTTTGAAGAGCCATAGATTTAAGTTGTTCAAGAACAGCTCTATGATTTGCAGTAGTTGTAGTAAAAATATTCAAGTCTCTCATTAAGAGATCTGTACCATTCATTTGAAAATTAATATTTTCATCTGCTGTAGTCATATATGATAATCTTACAGAAGGATTGGTTGAATGATAATACTGCGCTAGATCTGTACGCATTTGGTGTACTCTAGGCATTAGATAATCACAGTGTTGGATAAAGAACACCTCTGTCTGTGCGTAAGAGGCTGCAGCAGCTTGTTCTACGCCTGTAGCAGTCATCTGAGATAACTGTTGTCCCATCCTTTGTGGATTTACACCAATTACTTCATATGCTTGTTGCTTAAAGTGATTAGCTAATTGTATCCTTGACATTAATCTCTCTGTCTGAGATAGATCAAGTTTTTGGAAATGCTGGAAGTTTAATGCATTCTCAGTATTTGTAATAGAAGTATCCAATGGTAACATCTGGAAGTTCTTCATTGCAACATATGCTTTAGCATAGTTTCCTTTACCCCAGTCTTCTCCAAGAGAGTGTTTAGGCAAAGTATTCTGATCAAGCATAATGATTGTACCTAATTCATCTACTAAGATGTCTGCAATCTGATTGTTTACAATATTGTATCCAATCTGATATGGCTTCATTAAATCAATAAGTGCTGTAGACTTAGTATTTCTATCTGAGAATATTGCTCCTTCTACTGGAAGTTTGCAACCATAGAGACTTGAGTCACCTTTAAATTGGAATTTAAGTGGTCCAATCTTTTGTCTATTAACACCAATATACATAGGAGTTAATCCACCTGGATTATTCATACCCCAATAACTTGGAATATTAGGGCCAATTTTTACACCACCCCAGACTTCATTAATCCAGATCCAATCTACATGTTCTCCATAAACAAGATTCTCTTTAGTTTTATTTTTAAAGAGTCTTGTATCATATTGCGGCTTAACAGTTACCTTATAGTTTTCATCTACAATATCTGTTATTACTTCACCATTTTCTTCAATCTTAGTAAGATGTCCAACCTTACGTTGAGATTTCCAGTAACATGTAGTAACTCTCAATAAATATGCTACACCATTATCAATGTAGTCTTCACCTTCTGAAAGAATTTGTTTTACAATATCTCCTCCATCATATACACTTCCAGCCATTGCTGATGTATATTGTCTATATGCAAGAGATGGCATATTAGTATTCCATTCATGTGACTTAGTTGCATCATAGAATGTACCATCATTTTGGTAACCCCCTACATTATAGCCAGCTGATCTAATTGGATAAATAGCTTCTAATGCTTGTAACTGTTCATCATTCATTAGATAACCATACTTATCAATTACATCTGCAGCTGTAAGCATATCTGTTTTACCTACCCAGTTGGCTTGTGATATATATCTTGCATCTGGAGATTTATGATAAAAGCAAATAACTGGATTCCAAAGTTCTACTTGATAATCATCCTCCATCATGTGAAAATGCCAGAACTCTCTATCTGTGATAAGTGAATCTCTAAAGGCTCTTTCCTCTAGTTCATCCATTTTGAATCTTTCAACATCTACTTTATGCTGATGGGTAGCCCATTCTTCAATCATGGATCTATAATCTTTCTTAAAATAGCCTTCAATCTCAGGCAATGTTTTAAGATTTTCAGTAGACAATTGTTGTTGTGCTTCTTCAGAATTTGGATCTAGTCCGGATTCTAAAAGTTTAGCTTGTATTTTTATAGCAGCATTTTGAAGTAATACTTCTTCAATAGCTGATCTCTTTTGTTCTAATAGTTCATTATAGGAATAATCATCTACAGCTCTATAGGTAAGTTTAGTAGAGCGCTTAGCAAATTCAGCTACAAGAACATTAATAACATTTGGAATAATAGGATAGAACTTTAATTCTAGTGCAGACAACTCATCTGTTACTAGGGTTTCTACTATATCTCTGTATTCATTATTCTCTTCTACTATGTAATCAGTTCTATCAATAATACCTTTTGCAAGTTTATAATTCTTCATTAGTCTGCGGGCATTTCTACGGATCTGTCTTAATCCTTGCCACTCTAACCAGTCAAGATTCCATGCAGCCCATTCATCATCCTTTTCTTTATTTGGAATAAATTGCAAGGGCTGAGTAATACTACCCAATCTGTTGTATTCAGCTTTGGCTCCTTTTTTTAACTGAAGGGCGTTATATATTTGCATATCTCTTATTTAATATTTTTAAATGCAGATCTATGAGAACCTCCATTTAATACTGAACCACCCCGCCCCATATGACGGAACGGGCTTCTATTTAATTTAAACAAATTATCTGACTTTTGCAAGTTTTTAGAAGCATCATCCATGATAACTCTCTTAGAATAACCCCTGTTAGCATGCTGTATTCTCATGAATGCAACTATTGCAGCAAAGGATACAAGTCTATCCACGTTGACTCCATCTGCATATTCTTGCATTTCTTTAAGTAGCATTGGATCTGGAATACGTTCTATACCATATTTTGTCTTTACAATGGTGCCATCCGGTTTAGTCTCTACATCTAACTCTTCTTTACAGTATTCAATAGCATAACTTAATAAGTGAGCTTTAAAGAGTATGCCTGTATTTTTCCAACCATACTCCTGGAATACGTTAGCATTTGCACCTAAGTCTTTCAAGAACATGATCTGACTCTTAGGTACCAGATATCTTTGTTTCTTTCTTGATATCATATACTGGATAAATAATGAGATGTTATTCTCAATTAGTGTCCAAGCATTATACCATTCTATAATTAACTCTAGTCTCTGATGAGTTTTATTAATATCATCAAATCTACCACACCATGCAGCTACAATCTTATCTGGTTCAATATATGTTTCTGTTTCTCCTGCTGTTATTTTAGTAACTTCTACAGGAGCTTTCATAATATAAATAGAACAGAGAGATTCTGATGTTGTAGTTTTACCCTCTGAAACCGGGTCAATAGAAGCATAGTACTGTCCAAAAGTAGGATCTTTAATTGGTCTTTCCCATACAACAAGTACTCCAGTTTTATCTTCTGTTTTCTTACTTATTGGAAATTCTTTAATTGGTTGTTTATCTGTATGCTTTACTGCTACTTTACCATTCTCATCTGTGAATATATCTAAGTATTCATATGCATATTCTTTCTCTTCAATTCTTCTGCTCTGTGCTGCTACTAAGTGAGTAGGAAAAACTGATACAGATCTATGTGCAAAAGCTTCTTGAATGTTTCTTGGGTGCTGAGAAATTCTTAACTGATAATCTTCAGGAGAATTTTCTTTTTTCCATTGTTCAAATTGTTTTTCTAAAGCTTCTAGTGCTTCTTCAACAAGTGAATTACCATAGTCATCAATGTATGGGGGCATAGACCATTGCTCAGGAATAAACAAACCTGACAAACCTACAGTTCCTTTATTATCTATAAGATTAGTTTCTACAGCATAAATATCCTTAGATGTAGGATTAAGAATCATTTCCCTTAATGGATTACACTGAGACAAGTCACCTACAGATCCTGCTGCAATGAACATACCTGTAGTAACCATACCTGAGCGCATGGCTGGGCGCATGTACTCATATGTCTTATCCATCTTAGGTGCAATTCCTGCTTCCTCATGAAAGAAGTATTTTACCGGACCCCCTACACCATTTGTTGGATCTTTCTCAAATGACATACCTTGTATAGTACCTTTGAGACCAACTTCTGTTTTTCTATCTCCTTTTCTTACCTCAATCTTCTGTTGCCACATCATTACCTTGTCTGGAGACATAGGTCTATACCATGCTGTATGCTCATTTAAGAAGGCTGCGTATTCCTGTAAGAATTTCCAGGATCCTTTCTCATTGATATAATCTTTGAGACTGGCACCTATCTTTAGTGTTACCCCTGCTTCAAACCATTGCTGGTTTATAAACTTACCCATATGATAGTAAGAGGATGCAATCTGACGTTTCTTAAGAATAGCCGCATGCTTGTAGTTTAACTCAGATAACAACTCATAGAGAGCCATATGATACTGAGCATCCCTAATCTTGGCAAAGTCAAACTTTTGTTGTTCCTTATCAAAGATTGGTAGAAAGTTTAACCACATGTAGTATTCTCTTGCAAGAAACCATGTGTTAGTTGTATCCTTTACAATTATTCCTTTCCGGCATTTTTGTTTTTGATCATCCCAATAGGATATGAAGTCTTTAGATTTGAATGGGGCTGTGCAATATACTCCTGTATCTCTAAACTTTCTTGACTCAGATATAAATACCTGATTAGTTGTATTGTTGAATCCGTACTTACCGGGTTCTTTGAAAACCCCCAATATGAAGTTGCTGAAGTCCTCTCTGGATTCAAAGCTTGTTGTTGTCCATGTTCCATTGTCATAGGTTGGTATGTCTTGATAAATTTCACTCATTTACAATCAATTTTACAGTATGGTTAGTTTCAATCCAAACTTTAGCTCCACAACTAAGTGGATTGTCTGGTCTATAAACTACCCGTGCTACTTCATTTCCATTATCATCAAGAATAAGCGCTTCATGTGCATAATCATTAGACTTATATGTTTTACAAGTTAAAACAGGATCTTGAGTATTATTCTTTGCATTACTCTTAATCTGATGTTGGTTTACATGAATTATTGTTTTCATACTAACTATCATATGCAAGCCCCTGGCCTCCGCGTACCTTACTTGATTGCTCATCCTGTAGATCTTTGTAGACCCCTTTAAATGATGCTCTAATCTGATCAAAGTTTTTGGCTGCAGCTACTAGTGAGTTAATGTTTCCATCTCTACCTGCAGTAATCTGTGTAGTCTCCATATATCTGGCTAATCTATCTAACATAGATGCCATTCCTTTATATGCTCTAGATGTAGGAGTTTCATACATTCTTTGACAGAATAATAAAGCTGTGTGTATATCATCATCTTCTGTAGAAAACTCTGCTTGTATTTCTTTTAGGATGATATATTCTTTGTCTACTTCTGGAGTATGAAAGAAAGGATTCATGTCCGGATTAGGACATGTCATATAAAATAAATAGAGATACACTTTAAGATAATCATCTGGATAATTATCCATTACATCTTTAAGTGCCTTTAGTGTATAGCAATGTTCAGTAGGAATTACTTTACCATTCTGAACATCAAATAATCTTACAATCATGTAAATGGATTTTCAGTTTTTGGTTTTGATTTTATA